ATAATTTTATCAGAAAAGTCCATATTATAGCCAGGCAATGGACATTGAGTCTCTGAATAGTTGGAATAACGACTTGTAAAGCCATAGACTTCAAATGGAATGCCAACCGCTTTGCAAAATGTTACAAGTTGAAGAGCCTGTACAATCACTCGACCAATAGTGTCTCGCATTGAGCCTGAATAGTCAATGAAAAATACCATGCCATGATTTTTTGCATCAGTTAGACGTGTAACACTCTTAAAGATTTGATCCTCAAACCGATATGAATGCAATCGATTGACGTCAATTGATCCAGTGGTTGACCGAGTTGCTCTGCTATATTGATAGGCTGCCTTGCGACGTTCAAACTCTTTAACGAGAACCGCAACATGCTTTTTAGTAGATGCGGAAAAATCACTCCAGTCTTTGACAATATGATCATTAGTCATAATTGTATTATACCGATGTTCGTCATGACGACGAGCTGTCATAATCTCTTCAACCGGAACAATGCATGACATCATACTTTGAATATCAGGTTTATTACACATGATATGAGTAGTTTCACGCATTTGCAGGTCTTGTAGATTTTTCTCAGCTTCACGCATCGTTTTGGATTGTAACTGCTCGATAAAATCAGAATTACCTCCATCTTTTTCAGTGACACTGTCGTCGATTGGAGACTTTAAATTATTTGGCAATTCTTTATCCACACTCTTGTCTTTTTGAGAAGACTGCTGTTGATCGCTGTCACCTGATGATTCATTAGTCTCACTCTCACTCTCACCACTTTTTGAAGAACTTTCGTCATTTGAGCCTGAAGTCGGATCTCCTTTATCATCAAGATCAAAGTCAGCAGAGTCTTCGGACTCCTCAGGCTCTTCACCTTCACTAGACTCTTGTTTTTTGGCAACTTCTTCCTTTACCATTTCGGCAATGTCCTCACAAATTTGTAAGACTTCATCAAATGTCTCCGCCTTGAGGCAGCGGTTATATACAGCCATCTCGTCTTCATTCAGCGGTACGTCTATAGACTGACCAATTTTGGCATGCAAGTTAAGACGATCCGCAAATCCAAGAGTCGTTAAGTCAACTCCAGAAATTTTAAAAATGTCTTTTTCAATAAAGTAACGATAGCCATTTTTAAATGAGAGAACCAACCCTGGATAGGTATTACGAATAAGTCTCTCAATGCGAACATCTTCTACAATATTTCCAATATCAAATGGAAGATTAGGAAACCTTTCCTTAAAGCGAGTTATTGCATCGTGAGGAGTATAAAGAGCGTGTCCAACCTCATGACCAATAAGCAAGTCAGACATGCTCTTATTATCTGTATTCCATGTTGGAAGACCAAGCACGCGATTCTTAACATCGAAAAATGCAGTCTTATAATTACCAACAGCGACTTGAATATTTTCCTTTGCTAACAACTTGGCTAGCACTGTTTGAGATTCACGATTAACTGTTGCAGTCATGGTGAAACTATTCTAACATAAAAAACGTTAGATGTACATAAAAAAGTGCGGAAGTTAAGCAGCCAAAGACTTTGGGCTCCTAGTTTTAGGCCATTTCCTTGATTTTTGTAAAGTTTTTGACCTTTTCAAACTCGATTTTTTGCTCAAACTTGCCCTCTAACAGGTCTTGTTTGTGGCTAATCACAAATATGCGTGTGTCAGCATCTAGTGTATTCATAATCTTAAGCAGGTTATCAATCCCGTCAGAGTCGAGACTTGCGTCAAAAACCTCGTCGAGTATGAGCAAATTTGTGTTGCTGCTATTTTTCATCTTTGCGATTTGTCTCCACGCAAAGAGTAGACTGAGATCCACTCTTTGTTTTTCTCCCTCACTAAATGAGTTATAAGAAAAGTCATCACGATGACGGGACTTTATAGTTTCTGTAAAATTCTCATCAAGATTAAAGGACACGAAAAAGTCAAGAGTCTGCAAATAGTGGTTAATAAGCTTGTTCATGACCGGCAAATATTGACGAATAATTTTAGTCTTTATTCCAGTGTCTTTTAACAACTCAGCAATAACTTCGTTGTACATTCTCTCTTCAAGTTGTGTAGACTTGAGTTCCTGAAGCGTGTCTTTTTCAAGATACAATGAGTCGAGTGTCTGCTGAGCTTCCGAAGTTTCTGACGTTTCATGATGTGTATTCATCAGTGTTGTCAAGTCAGAGATACGTTTTTCAAATCCAATTACTAGATTTTGGTTGCTGTGTATTTTGTTGTGCAATTTATTTAGACGTTGCAACTCACGTGTAGCGTCTTGCACGCCATCTCCAGTTTGTATTAGCGACTCTTTAAGCTTTTCATAACCGGAGTTTAATTCCTGCGCGCTATGTTTACATTGAGAAATTTTATGTTCACGAATATCATTGCCAATATTTTGATTGCACGTAGGACATTCAGTATGATTTTCATAAAACTGAGAGTCAGATACTATTTTTTTAATGTTATCTTTAATTTGTCTCTCATATGACAGCAATGACACTTTAGTTTTTTCATGACGTTGTAACTGTTGTTGGGTCTTGCCATATGCATCGCTATACTCAGCACCAATGGTTAAATTTTCTGCGGTCATTGCAGAAATATTCTCTCTTAGAGCATCTATCTCATCAACATATTTTGCGGCATTACTTTCATTTAGTTGCTGCAGATGCGAGATATGTTTTTTCTGTAACTCAGTCTTTTCCTTTGTAGTAAAAAGTTGACTCTCGGTATCTTTTAAATTATCCTTAAGCTTTGCTACATTTTCCTTTAGCACAACATTCATTTTACTAAAGACACCAATGTCTAGTAGATCCTCAATAACTTCGCGACGGTTATGAGTGCTAAGTTGCATAAATGGAATAAAGTTACTGCTGCCAAGTACCACAACTTGATGAAAACTCTTGTGATTCAACTTTAAGATATTCATCTCAAGTAGTTTTTGATAGTCACGAGAATGCGATTCCTGATTAACGAGTATTCCGTTTTGCCAAATCTCAAAAATGTTTGGCTTGAGACCGCGTATAATCTTATATTGCGACGACCCCATTTTAAACTCAACAGTTACAAGACAATTCTTACCATTGATGCTGTTTACGAGTTGTGGCTTATTAATGTTACGATGCGGTTTGCCAAAAAGAACAAATGACAATGCGTCCAGCATAAGTGATTTGCCAGAACCGTTATGACCGACAATAAGTGTAGAACGTGTGTCGTTTAGATTTACCGTAATGTCGTTGTCTCCAACGCTTAAAAAATTACGATAACTTAAAGTTGTAAAGATAATCATATGCCGTCAATTAATTGAGATTCAAGATATAGTTCTTGTAGTTTAGTTTTTATACGAGTCTTGTCAAGGTCAGTTTCAATAGCGTCTACATAACTATTTAACAATGAAGGAGTATCAGATATTTCAATCGATTCATCATCAATTAAATCAGCAGAATATTCTACAAATGACTCGACTATCTTTAGGTCAAATGGCTCTCCAGCATTTATTGAGTCAATATATTGATCAAATGCATATGGATCTTTTTTAGAGGTAACTACTACCTTTATATATGTTCCTGCAACTGATGTGGGTTCAACATGAGATACTGGACCCGATGAGTCATCATAGCACAGTCTCTTAAAGAGCGAAAGAGGATTACGAATTGGAATTAGTTCACGAGTAGAAGTATCTAAGACATGAAAATATTTGGGATCATTGCAATCTGCCCAAGTAATTTCATAGGGCACCCCGAGATAATGTATATTATCACGACTGCTCTTCGTATGATAATGTCCAGAGAGCACCATTTCATAACGCGAAAATAAATCTGATGACATGCCATGACTTACTGCTGGCGCACCTTTCATCATTTCAAACCCAGCAAGTTCTAGATGGGCACCTATAATTGGTGCCTTTGCTTTTTCAATAAAGGCGCATGACTCAGCATAGTTTTCAACCGTAATCCATGGCAAGAGTGCAATTGATAAGCCATCATAATCACGAACAGTAGGTGACATAATAACGTTTACATGCTTGCTATGATATTGTAATAGTTCAGTAAGACTGCAAAGAGAATTTGTATTTCTAAAAAATGTGTCATGGTTGCCTGGAATAATATCCATAGTCATACCATACTCCTCTAACTTATCAAGAAACATGGCGCGATTACGAGACAACACCTTATAGTTAAGATACTTACGATGATCAAAATAGTCACCCAAATGAAGTATCTGGGTAATGCCCTGAGCTTGACAGGTTGGAAAAAAGATTTCAGAATAAAACCTTTCAGTATAGTCTATAAAGACATCGCTGCCATTTTTAACACCAGCGTGGGTGTCCGTAAGTATTGCAATTTTCATGAGATAAAACTGTCAAGTGCTCCAACTTTTTCAGACACATCCTTGACTTTTTTCTGTGCACGTGGTTTTTCAATAACTTCAGCAATTTCATTGCTTTCCTTATAAAAAGCATCATTACGTTGACGCATCTTTTCTACAAGCGACTCGCCATATTCAGAGTCACCTTCAAACTCTGCAAAGTTTCCAATACTTCCTTTTTCAATTAAGAGTTGCTTAATATCAGTCTGTTTTTTCTCTTTTGCAATGCGGCGCAAAAACGCATACCACGAAATTTGTGTAAAGTATGAAAATGCATTTGGGTTGCCTGTGCGAGTTGGCTTATTAATGTCGTAGTTCATAATAGCCTTGACACAATTTTCCACAGCATCCATAACCATATCTTCACGATAACTATAATTCATAAAGTTAGGACTCCGAGAAAGACCATTTGCAATCTTCATCATGCACTCCCCAATATAGTTGGTAATTAGCCTGGGTTCTTTACCAGCGGACTTATCCTCAGTTACGTGTTGCACATATTCAACAACTGCAGCGGAAAACTCTTTGTTGTTTACATAGTCTTCGCCGCGTGATTTTCTTTTAGTCTTTTCAGCTTGCATGATTTCATTATATACAACATTTGCGCATATGTAAATACTTTTTTTACATGGTGCAAAACTTTTTTACGCCGCGATGCATTTTATCATTTACATATATTATAAAAGAGTGTATAATAATCTATGAATGTTTGATAGTCATCATACATTCTTCCAACGATCTAAGAAGCTATTCCATAAACTTTCGTCTGATTGATATAAATCTGGTGGATCAATTTCAGGTATGGGATAACTTAAATCTTCTGATTCTTGAATCTTACTTTCATCATCTTTAGAAAAGTTTAACATTAGTTGCATTAACCTATTAGATATTAATGCTTCTGTATATTTCCTCTTGACAATATCATTGGTATCTGATTCGGTTTCGATAGATCGATCATAGACAATACAGTTTTGATTATCATTACCAGACACCAATGGAAGCATTACTTCAATATACT